AGAGAAGCAAAATAGTAAATTATTTGTAATGGATTTGGTTGACGCCAAATATATTGGACTAGTTTCTTCACGACTTAAGAAATTTAAGAGAGTTAAGGAAAATCTTTTTAATTTTCGTTGTCCTATTTGTGGGGACTCGCAGAAGCAAAAGAATAAAGCACGAGGATATTTCTATCGTGTAAAAAATAATGTCAACTTTAAATGCCATAATTGTGGTGCTAGTTTGTCGTTTAATAATTTTCTTAAACAGATAGATGCGACTCTCCACAAACAATATACGCTTGAGAAATTTAAAGAAGGTTACACAGGAAAAAACTTTGTAGTTCAAGAACCTAAGTTTGAATTTGTAAAACCTATATTCAAAAAATCTCTAGGGTTGCCAAAGGCGTCTTCAAGTCCCATTTCGTCAGAATATCTCACAAAACGTGGGATAGATCCTGACAAATTTTATTTTGCCGACAAGTTCATGGAGTGGGCAAATAGTCAGAAACTGACCTTTGATAATATCATTAGAGATGAGAATCGTATTGTAATTCCAATGTATGATGAGGATAAAAATCTTATTGGTTTTCAAGGTAGAGCACTGGGGAAATCATTCACTAAATACATCACCGTAATGTTGAATGAGGATGCACCAAAAGTATATGGACTTGACACTATTGACAAAAAATCTACCGTTTACATTACAGAAGGACCATTCGACAGCACGTTTATTTGCAACTCAATTGCTATGTGCGGAGCTGATGGTGATGTCAGTGGTTGGGGTATTAGCAATCCTGTTTGGGTCTATGATAACGAACCACGCAATCGAGAAATCGTCAATCGAATCAGTAGAACAATCGATAATGGCAACTCCATAGTGATTTGGCCAAATAACATAATTGAGAAAGACATTAATGATATGGTTCTTTCTGGACATGATGTCATGTCTATGGTAAAATCAAACACCTACTCGGGTTTAGAAGCAAAAATTAAATTTAACAATTGGAAAAAAATATGACCAATGGAATCAATGTAAAAAAGCGCAACGGAAGGGGGCAGGAACCACTTCTCCTTGAGAAGATGCATCGGATGGTTGATGAGGCATGTAATGACCTTGCAGGAGTCTCTGCATCGCAGGTAGAGATGCAATCTGGTATTCAGTTCTATGATGGTATTACAACTGCAGAAATTCAAGAGATTTTGATTCGCTCTGCTTCAGACTTGATCGACTTGGACCATCCTAATTATCAGTTTGTTGCTGCTCGTCTCTTATTGTTTTCTATTCGCAAGCAATTATATGGACGTAGGCATGAAATTCCAAAGGTAAAGGACCATATATCAAGTTGTGTAGAAAAGGGTGTATATGATCCAGAACTTTTAACTTTATATTCAGATGAGGAGTTTGATAAACTTCAGTCGTTTATCGACCATGATCGTGATTATTTGTTTACATTTGCCGGTCTTCGTCAGGTTGCGGATAAATACCTAGTGCAGGATAGAAGCAGCGGTGTTTTGTATGAAACTCCACAGTTCATGTATATTTTGATTGCTGCTACAATTTTTTCAAAATATCCAAAAGAAACCCGTCTGGATTACGTTAAAAAATATTATGATGCAATCTCCAAACACAGACTCAACATCCCCACGCCAATCATGGCAGGAGTTAGAACACCTCTTAGACAGTATGCCAGCTGTGTTCTTGTTGATGTTGATGACACCCTCGATAGTATCTTTACTAGCGATATGGCTATTGGGAAATATGTTGCTCAACGTGCAGGCATCGGTATCAACGCAGGTAGAATCCGTGGCATCAACAGTAAGATCCGAGGTGGAGAAGTACAACACACAGGTGTTGTCCCGTTCCTTAAAAAGTTTGAATCAACTGTACGATGTTGCACTCAGAATGGGATTCGTGGTGGTTCCGCAACAGTCCACTTCCCAATCTGGCACATCGAAATCGAAGACATCCTAGTTCTTAAGAATAATAAGGGTACAGAAGACAACCGAGTGAGGAAACTTGACTACTCAATCCAAATTTCAAAACTTTTCTACGAACGTTTCATTAAGAATGGAGAGATTAGCTTATTCTCACCGAATGACGTACCAGGTCTCTATGATGCTTTTGGTACTGACGCATTTGACGATTGCTATGTGGACTATGAATCAGATCAGTCTGTTCCAAGAAAGACTGTCAAGGCACAGGATCTCTTTCTAGACCTTCTAAAAGAAAGGGCAGAGACTGGTCGTCTTTACATTATGAACATTGACCACTGCAACTCTCATTCTTCTTTCATTGACAAAGTTGAGATGAGCAACTTGTGTCAGGAGATTACTCTACCCACGAAACCTTTACAACATATTGATGATGAAGATGGGGAAATTGCTTTGTGCATCCTTAGTGCTATTAACATTGGTAAAATTAGGGACCTTGAAGATCTTGATGTTCTTTGTGATCTTGCTGTTAGGAGTCTTGATGAACTCATTGACTTTCAAGGATACCCCGTCAGAGCAGCAGAGATTGCCACTAAGGCACGTCGTTCGTTAGGAATCGGTTATATTGGTCTGGCACATTATCTTGCCAAGCATGGAGTCAAATACGACCAACCAGATTCTTGGAAACTGGTTCATGATTTAACTGAGGCATTCCAATATTATTTAATTCAGGCAACTGTCAATGTTGCAAAAGAAAAGGGTGCATGTGAGTATAGTCATCGCACCAAGTATGGGAATGGAATTCTTCCGATTGATACATATAAACATGATGTAGATGAAATTGTGCCGAATGAGCTTCAGTACGATTGGGAGAGTCTTAGAACTCAGGTTTTGGAATACGGAGTACGGAACTCAACATTGTCCGCACAGATGCCTTCGGAGAGCAGTTCCGTTGTGTCAAACGCAACAAATGGAATTGAACCACCTAGAGGATACTTGTCCGTTAAGAAATCGAAGAAAGGTCCTTTGAAGCAAATTGTTCCACAATATGGAACCCTTAAAAATAATTATACGTTGCTTTGGGATATGCCTGGGAATACTGGGTATATTAATATTGTTGCAGTTATGCAGAAATTCTTCGATCAAGCAATTTCTGGAAACTGGTCCTATAATCCAGAGCATTATGAAAATTCTGAAGTTCCTGTTAGTGTAATGGCGCAGGATCTTTTAACTACATATAAGTACGGTTGGAAGACCTCTTATTACCAAAATACATATGATAATAAAAATGATGAAGTAGAGGAATCTACGGAGTCACTTGATAGTTTAATTTCTCAATTAGAAAACGCGGAGGAGGAAGACTGTGAGTCTTGTACAATTTAAGATAAACAAAGAGGAAAAACCAGTGGTTGAATCCATGACTGTTTTTAACTCTGAGGAAGTTGACACTAAAAAACAACCAATGTTTTTTGGTAAACCATTGGGTATTCAGAGATACGATTCTTACAAGTATCCAATTTTTGACAAACTCACAACGCAGCAGTTGGGATATTTCTGGAGACCAGAGGAAGTTTCTCTTCAGAAAGACCGTGCTGATTATCAGACACTACGTCCAGAACAAAAGCATATCTTTACTTCTAACCTGAAGTATCAGATTATGCTTGATTCGGTTCAGGGTCGTGGTCCTGGTATGGCATTTATCCCATACTGCTCTCTGCCTGAATTAGAGGCATGTATGGAGGTCTGGGGGTTCATGGAGATGATCCACAGTCGTTCATATACTCATATTATCAAGAACATTTATCCCGACCCCTCTGATGTATTCGATCATATTCTGAATGATGATCGCATTGTTGAACGTGCCATGACAGTTACTCAGGCATATAATGAATTCATTAATGCAGCACATCATTATGATAATTCTAATGATTGGCAACATGCATTGGAGCAAGTCCCTTATGCATTAGAATCCAGATATGAACTCAAGCGCAAACTCTTCAGAGCAGTTGCGAATGTTAATATCCTTGAAGGTATTCGCTTTTATGTATCATTTGCTTGCAGTTTTGCTTTTGGCGAACTCAAACTTATGGAGGGAAGTGCAAAGATCATCTCACTGATTGCCAGAGATGAGAATCAACATCTTGCCATTACGCAAAATATTCTGAAGAAGTGGCGTGAAGGTGATGATCCTGATATGAAAAAAATCTTCAAAGAAGAAGAGCAATGGTTGGTTGATGCATTTGAAAACTGTGTCAATCAAGAAAAACTTTGGGCAGAGTATCTGTTCAAGGATGGTTCGATGATTGGTCTCAATGATAAACTGCTGCAGCAATATGTGGAATGGATTGCCAATCGTAGAATGAAAGCAATTGGACTAAAACCAATCTATGACGTACCCGCAAAGAATAACCCACTCCCCTGGACGGAACATTGGATTTCGTCGAAGGGTCTTCAGGTCGCTCCTCAGGAGACTGAGGTTGAGTCTTACATCGTCGGAGGAATCAAACAAGATGTCACCGAAAACACATTCGCAGGATTTAGTCTCTGATTCTGAAGAAGAAAAATCTTTAGAGGCATACAGAGAGGCAGCAAAATCAGATGCCTTTCTGTTTGGTGACTATGATGCATACTCTGCTTTTACTGAACATAAATAAATTCCAGATGATGGAATGATTTGACAGATTATGAAAATCCCTGGAAGTTTAAGGGAACCGATTTTTTATCTGAGAATATTGACGATAACTTCGGTTTTGTCTATCTCATTACAAATCTCAAGAATGGTCGCCAATACATTGGTAGAAAATACTTCTGGTCAAATAGAAAGCCTAGAGGTAAATCTAGGAGAGTTAAATCTGAAAGCGACTGGAAAAAATACTACGGCAGTTCTGATGAACTTAACAAAGACCGTAAAGAGATTGGAAACGAATTTTTTACAAGAGAAATTTTAAGTCTCCATAAGACCAAAGGAAAGGTCAATTATGAAGAGACGAAACAACTTTTCATCAATAATGTTCTAACCGAATCCCTTGACGACGGAGGACCTCTCTACTATAATAGTAATATTCTAGGAAGGTACATGAAGAAAAATTATGGTAACTTTGGAACAAACCCTTGAACGCAATTACCATTGGGTCATAGATCGTATTCATTATCTTTGTGAAATTGATAAAGAAAGAACTCCAACTTTGGATGATGCTCTTGCTATTCAAAGAGAATTTTCTGAATGGTTGGACCCAAACATAGATGATCATGATGTATTTTCTCTTGAATACATAGGAGATGACTCCTTGCCTTGACAAGTTTGGAATGATGTCCTATAATACGAAAGCACTGAAAAGGTTCCTTTTTTAATGGTATGATTTTAGAAACACTCCTGGCACTAACGCCCATTGACTACGACCATTTGGCAAGAGCAGTCAAGGTTGAAGCAGCCCCTAACACTATGGATGAATACTGTGTAGCAGTGTCTATCCTTAATCGTGTCAGATCTCCTTTTTACCCAAACACTGTTGCTGGCGTAGTTTATGCTCCCGGACAATATGAAGGATTTCGTTATTGGAGACCAGTTGCTTCTACAACTTTAGTGAATGAATTCAAATCTGATAAGGGAAGAGAAAACTTTCTCAAAGCATACAGTATCATTGGGGACCGAACAAGTTTCAAAGGACAGCGGATGCTACCGTATCGTGTTGTATCAGAAGATCCAATGTGCGATTCAAAAGGCAATTTCTTCCATTATCACTGGCAGTCATGACCTATCCAGCACCAATTATTGCACCTTATGATGAGTGGTTCAGTGAACCAATTTTAACAGAAACTCAAATGGAGTATCAAAAACTAATGAAAGAATCTGGCGACGACATTATTGTAAATATGGATGGCGGAGTTGGTGGTTCTTGGAAAGTCGAAACTGAACCTGTCAATATTCATGAAGTGATGTATGATATGGCAACTAAAACTGGCAAGACTACAACTCAATTAGACCCTATTGGCGCATCGGAAAATTTTCAAGGAGGTTTGGAAAATCTATATGGATAATGATTGGCGTTATAGTGAAGATAAATTAAAAATTCGTCAACAAGCACTTAGTATTCTTTTGAAAAAATATGGTTCTGAACTTAATTCAACAAGAGAATCTAAATACAAATCCCAATCTATATACGAATGTGCCCATGATTGGGTATCCCAAGGTAATGTAAATTGTAACGGCATTGCCAAATACTACGAGGCTTATTATGCAAAAAGTAATTAATGTTTTGGCAGTCCTATCATTTGTAGGAACTGCAGGTATCGTCGGTGGCGGTACTGCACTATATCTCAATAAAGATTCTATTATTGAGAACGCAAAGAACCAAATCGCAGCAGCTGCCGGAGAAGCAATTGCTGGTGCTCTTCCTGGAATGATGGATTCTGCAATGCCAGAACTTCCTAGTGCCACTGGTGGTGCTCTACCACTTCCTACAACTACTGGACCTGCTCTACCTTTCTGATATGAAAAAAATTATTATGGCCTTGATGGCAGCATGTCTTGCTGTCCCTGCTGCAATTGCAGATCCTCTTAAAGATGAAGATTACTTCACTATGCATTCTATGGGATGTATGATTCTTCAAGAGTGTACTGATGATGTAGATGAAGTTTTTTCTCTTCTGGATGTTTCCTCTCAGTATGACAACACAGATTCTTTCTATCCTGTTGCTAATGAGTTTAACAACATGCTTGTTTCACTGAATCAAATCGGTGTCAAAGTATATCTTGCTGATGAGAAATATTTCCCTGTCGGTAATCGTGGTGTATATCATACTGTCTCTAATAATTTCTTTTTGAACAAAAGATTTATGGGTCGTCCTCATGTTCTCATGAGTGTGATGCGTCATGAAGGATGGCACGCTGCACAGGATTGTATGGCAGGAACTATTGATAATAGTATGATTGCTATTATCAAACCAGAGGAAGAAGTTCCTATGATGTGGCAAGAGTTGGTAGAACGTACTTATCCAGTCTCTGCACAACCATGGGAGAAGGAAGCAACTTGGGCAGGTAAAACTGAAGGTATGACTCAGGCAGCACTAGAATCATGTGCTCGTGGTAGTATGTGGAATGACTATGAACCAACTCCAATGACCAGAGAGTGGTTAGAAGAAAATAATTTTATCTCTAAATAGAGATGCGTTGCTTTCTATGGAATGCCTGAAGAAGTAAAGAAAGAAGAACCCAAGAAGAAAGGTATTCTTGGAAAAATGAAGGAGGCCGCAAGTGACAAAGAAGAACAGCTTGATATTCTGTCTACTTTTGTTAGGCTCGGCATCCTTGTTTGGAGTGGCGGAATACTCACGTTGGCGTATATTCAACTACCACCCGTACTCGGTATTCCAGAGCAAAAGCTAGATCCAACTTTTATCGCCAGCGTCTTCACCGGAGTTTTAGCTACCTTCGGAGTTCAGGCAGCAAAGAAAGGTGGCAATGGAAATGGTGGAGCTCCCATTGGTGGTATCAGTAAAGCAGATATGGAAAGATTGATTGCAGCTGCAGCACAAACTGCACCTGCTCAAACTATTCGTGTCGAGCAAGCACCAATTAAGTTCATCACTAATGATGATGAACCACCTGTAAAACCTACCATGTAATCTTATGACCTTCTTTAAATGGACTGCATTGGGAGTTGGTGGTGTTGTTGCCGTAGCACACATTGGTGTTCTGGGACACATCATCACAGCAACCAGAGTGCCAGAAGCACCAGTTATTAATTTCCCTAGGGGAGATTATTCCTCATATAAAATTGAGGCAGGTAAAGAAGGTTATAGTGTAGAGTATAAAGCAAACGACCCTGCTGTTCTTGAGTCCCAAAAATCCTTATCTTTAGATAAAAATAAGAGTGGATTCTTTGGTGGAAAAACTAATGAAGTTAGAAGAGAGTGGCGTAAAGATCAATTCACTATGGATGGCACTAGAAATATAGGAGGTGCCGTTGGAGACGGCGAGGGAAAGTCTGCAAAAGAAATAGAGTGTATCGTGGCGGACGCTGGAGCACGGTCACAAGGTGCGATGGCAGGAAGTAGTATTGCTGCTGGAGTCGGTGTTCCTGCTGTGATTGGAATTCCATATGTTGGATGGTTAGCAGCTGGTTGGGTATCACTTTTAGGAGGTAGAATAGGTTCTGCAGCAGGATCTACCGTTGGTTCTGTGTTTAACGATTGTTAGCATTTTAAGGTCATGAAGTCATGACAAAAGTGGGAAAAATAGACGCTAATTGAATAGATAAGATATACTAAGAAGTATATAAAATGATCCCTCAATTTGCACATTGGATCGGACAAAACCCTTTGATAATTGAGTGTGGGAGCGTATTAATGCTTGCTCCCATAGCATATTATTGTAGTGATTCTCTCAAGAATCCTCAGAAATATAAAGAATAATAATATAGAATTATGAGCGCAATATTCGTGTTTTCCTTTGTTTCATTGCTGTGTTTTGCAATGCATATTACTTGGCCCCTACCACATAGGAGTGGGTTTAAAAAATGAATTTACTACTAAATCCTCATGTCAACCCAAATGATCCAGTATGGTCTGTGATTTTGTGCGTAATCATTGCTGTCGGATTGGCACTGGGTTATGTTATATACATATTAAAGATATCATATACGGAGTTAGAAGATGGGCGCTATGGTTCCACCCAGCAGGAAGAGCTGCTACAACTTCCGAGTGACGGAGATCAATCGTGTCCTTGATGGTGATACTATTGATGTTACTATTGACCTCGGGTTTGATCTATACAAGAAAGAAAGAGTTAGAGTTGCAGGAGTTGATACGCCAGAGAAGAGGACGAAAAATCTAGAGGAGAAGGCACTTGGAATCGACGCAACCAACTGGCTTGAAGCGAAACTTGAAAGTACTTTGGCTGGTGATGATGAGTTGTCTGTTAGGACTGAACTTGTTGGTGGTGTCGGTAAATATGGTCGTCTTCTGGGTTGGCTTTACATTGGGGACGACAGTGTGTCCCTCAACGAACAAATGATTGAGCAAGGTTATGCTCATCCATATGATGGCGGAACAAAGGACATGAACTTAGAAGCACTTAGAGAAATTAGGAGGGCACATGGTACGCTTGTTGACTAAAATTAAAGATTGGGATAAGGCAATGGCAAATAAAATTCAGGACAAGTTTAACTTGACTGATTATCAGATGCTTTGTCTTGCATTTGGAAAAGGATTTATTATTGGAGCAATTCTATTATGAGAAGAGAAATGTTAGATGCTCTCAAGGCACTTGCTATTGGGAACATTAAAAAAGCAAAGATGAATATTGAAATTTATCTTGTCAATCCAGTTGGCATTGGTGAGCACCCAGATGTGCTTGGTGCAATCCAGGATCAAATTGATGCGATTGCAAAAGAAGAAGAACGTCTGGAAGTTATTAAAAAGTATTTGGAAGATTAACTAGTGGACACATCTGATCTGGATGATTATTCTCTTGGAGATGGAGAATGGTACACAGAAATGACACTTGGTATAGATGAAGTTCGTGCATTATATGAACATTTTTCTTTTGCTTTAGAAACTTGGCCAGGGTCTCCTAGAAGACCCTCACACGAACAGGAATTACTTATGATAATGAAAATGAGATTTTTTGCAATGCTACAGGATTATAATTTTTATAATAATTAAGAACTTATAATGATACCAGAAATCCAGTTAGGTAATATTGATATTGGAGTTAATCAAGTTAGTAATTTGATTATTAACGATACACCTGACTGGTTAAAAACTCCGCCTGCAGCAATGCCAATATACCCACCCGTGACTACACAGGTGGGTGTTCCTATTGTTAATATACCTGGATGTGTTGAGTCTCACAGAGATAGTAGTGAGAATCAAACACTCAAAGAAGAAGATAGAGATGGCGTCCAAGTGTTCTGTGATGCAGGAACACCTAGTTTCAGTCCAATAGATTATGATCCAAACAAGTTAGAGATAACAACAAAGTCTCCACCACCCCCACCTATTAAATCCCCAGAAACTAAAAAACCACCAACTCCTGAAGCACCACCAACTCCTAAGACTGAGGCAGAAGTAGCAAAGTGTCCTACGAGAGAGCAAGAGTTAAAGAATCCTGTAGGAAAAGTATTAGAAAACAATAAAAAGATAGTCAGGTATGAGACAGTAGGTAAAGAATGTCTTCCTGTATTTGAAAATTTAAATATACCAGATCAGATTGTTGCTAACTTGCCATCACCGGGTGCTGTAACTGTTACTGCATCTATCGCTGTGGTGGCAACGACCTCGGCACTGCTTGCAAAACCTCTTGCTGATCTTTTGTTAAAAGTGGTGAAACCTGTGACGAAGAAAGTGGTGAAGAAGATTGCTGCCTTACGGGGTAAGAAACCCCCGGTATTGTCTGCGACTGAGAGGAAGGCGGAACAACGTGATCGGAACCGTGCGATAAAGGTCCTACGTTCGGCACTGAAACCGAAGGGATAGTATGACGATGTTGCTTGACGGTATTAACATTTTGTACTACGACATCGGCACATATTTTAAAATAAGGACTTCTGGGGTGGAAACTAATTCCCGCCTGCATCAACTGACCACAATTTTTAAGTCTCGCTATCTCAAAATCTAATCTCTTATTGGCAATTAATTGTTGTTGCATTTGTATCTGAGTATCTGCTGCCTGCTTACAACGTTCTTGCAATCCACCATCAAGTGGGAAAGAAAGTGTTGCAGACAATCCAATGCTTGTGCTGTAGTTTCTAGTATCACCAGTTCTCACTGGTTTCTGCCAGAGTTCACGGCCTGGATTATCAGGGACACCATCACCCTGCATTTCCATAACAATGATAGTCATGTCTGCACCATCTTCATAGGCACGAACAGTTTCTCCAGCAGTATTCGTATATGTTCTATTATCATAATGTGGTTCCCACGGCCAATTCTTTACTACCTTTTGAGTCTCTACTAACTGACCATTAAAATCTCTATTGTCATATTGAGGTTCCATATAATGTGTCTCAAATGGATGTTTCTCATTACGAGCATGAGTAATAAATGGTGTGATATTAGCAGTCGGTCCTTGACAGGCAATACCCCCACCATATTGGTTAGTAATATATGGACCTTGTAATACCTGAATAGCTTGGTTTGTAACCGAGCCTGAACTATTAGCTATTGGATTTGCTGTTGCACTTACACCCCCTACATCTGCTGCATGAGCAGGGGCAGTTACAACCACAGTCAGTGCAGATAGACATAATGCTTTTACTGGGTAAAGATACTTGTTGTGTCGGTTACGCTGGTAACCTCCGTGGTTCTTTGGATCACAGTTTGATTTGTTACACCCGGACCCATGTAGGTCTGAGTGAACTGAAATGCTGCTCCTGGTTCTTTGATTGTGAAACTCTGTCCATTTAAATCGAGACCAGAGTTGGCACTTGTTACTTGCCCCTCTGTTCCTCCTAATGGATTCACGATCACTGAGTTTGTTGTTGGGTTGGGACTTAGAGATTGTCCCCCGTTGGTCACGTTTGTTCCCGATACTGAATACTGCCATCCTGTTGCATAATCTATAGAGTTAATCGTCTCAGTTACCTTACTGGTCGTCTCGGTGTGGCTCGTCATACTTCCCTGAGTGAAGTTTGGGACCACAGGGACCGCCAGGGCAGCGGCAGGAATAAGACTTGCTGCCACCGCAGACATCACAATATATATGATTGTCTTTCCAGAAGTCATGATTTCTGACCTCCATTTATTTAGTGTAGAATCGTGAGCTCACTGACAAATTGACCAGTAGCATTTGTGCCAGCACCACCAGCCGTCAAAGTAATAGCACCAGCAGTACTAAGAGTACCAGCTAGAGAACCAGCAGCTCCTGCAGTTGTAGATGTAATGTTGCCAAAGTTTGCTGCATCACCAACAGTGACTGCACTGGTTGGGATTGCATCTGCCTGTGTATAAGACTGAGAGAAACTAAATGAACTACCAGGATTATCCTGAGTAGCAGCAATTGTGCCTGGAGTATAAATTCCAGAGGTAATTGTGCCAACAGATACTGTATTAGCTGTGGTTCCGTCAGTAGTATCTACACCGCTGCCTGAAATTGAGAAGTTACTGCCAAGTCTTGTGACATTGGTGGCAGCAGCATCAACGGTCAACTGAACACTAGAAGATAATTTATGAGTAAGAGCACCTGCATTTGCTGCTGATGCGGTCATCAATAACATTATGAAAGGTAGAAACCGTTTCATATTTTTTACCAAAAATGGTCTATGGGTATTTTTATTTAGCTTGACCTTTTTTCAATTTGGTGTTATAGTACCTAAAGATACAACAAATGACTCAGTAGCTCAGTTGGATAGAGCAACTGCCTTCTAAGCAGTCGGTCATAGGTTCAAGTCCTATCTGAGTCGTTGTCCTTTTCTATTTCTTATGGGCAAATATGATTTTGGTGGGCAACCACCAATAGCAGTCAACATCCTCAGACTCATTAGTGAGTTAGAAGGTTCTTCCCAAATGCTTAAATATATGGGATTTGAAGAAGATATGAATGTGATCAATGAAATGAAGAAGAGATACTATAAACTCTACTTCAAGACCAATAAGGAAGAAAAGGCAAAAAACAATCCCCTGTAGCTCAATCAGGCAGAGCACGGAACTGTTAATTCTGGGGTTACTGGTTCGATTCCAGTCGGGGGAGTTGACAAGAACTCAATCTTGTCTTATACTACTTCTTGTGTGGAGGAAGTGTGTCGGGAGAGCAATCTCCCACTCTGCGGAATTAGTTTAGAGGCAAAACTAAAGGTTTCCAACCTTTCGTCACCAGTTCGATTCTGGTATTCCGCTTTCGGATTCCCGTAATCCGAACATAGTATAAATACTTAACCTTTTGTCTTTCAGATAATTAAAGTAACAAAGGGTATTCATAACACGGGACAGTCGAGTCCCTATTCATCTGCGGGTATCCATTCCGCAAGTAACTAAAGGTAACAAAAATGTTTAAATCTGTATTCGCAGCTTCCGCTGCTCTGTTCGCTTCTGCTGGCGCTGCCCTTGCAGGTCCCTACGTCAACGTAGAAACCAATGCTGGTTGGGTTGGCGATGACTACACTGCTGCCACGACAGACCTTCACGTTGGATTTGAAGGAGAAGTAGGTGCTGCTTCTTACTACGTCCAGGCTGGTCCTGCAATCGTCGCTGTTGACGGCGAAGAGACTGACACCCAGTTCTCTGGTAAGGCAGGAGTTGGCGTCCCCGTTTCCGATGCCATCGGAGTGTATGGTGAGCTTTCCTTCCTGACCGCAGACGATGCTGATGACCTCGGCGTTGGTGGTAAGTTGGGATTGAAGTACAACTTCTGATTGTTCATATAGACAAGTAAACATCTAGATGTTATACTGGGGGTGCGACGGCATCCCCATTTTTTTGTGAAAAAATACCTTATAAACTTCATAACAAATCCAGGAACACTAACCTCCCTTCTGTT